GTGAGTGCCGTCGTTGATCTTCGTGACAGCACCGATGATTCCGCCGTGATCCCCCGAGCCTGTCCCGACGAAGCCAACCGTGTCGACGAGTTCCGCGATGCTGCGGCCCACTTCGCCCACGATATAATCTGCCAAGTTCAGTACGCTGGCCGAGTCTTCCAAAACTTCGGAAGACATCCTATTTGCCACCGCGATTTTCTTGGCAACGAGTTGCACGCGGTCCCAACTGGCGTCACTTTCCGTCGTGCTCGTATTTTCTCCAACGAAGTACGCCTTGAGCCCTCCGACCCGCCGAGGCACGATAAGGGTATCCGACGTCATCTGCACGTTGCGAGCGTTGGCAGGGAATGCACCGTACTCTTCGACAAGAACGATGATCTCATTGAGCACCTCATCGTTCACGAAAACGCCGCCCTGCGAGTTCACAGCCTCGCTGAGAGCACGGCTGTCGACCACGCCGTGGTCCGAGCACCAGCGAGCAGCGTCGCGGTCCTTGAGGAGCGTGGCCTTGAAGAACTGACCGGCGCGATACGCACGCTCTTCGGAGTTCTGTCCCTTGAAGTTCTTGAGACGACCGGCGCCGGGGAGATTGTGGTAGATTGACACCGATCGGCTCTCCTTCGAGTTGTTGCGGAATGTTGCGGTGGAGGCAGCGGGGCTCGACTTGTCGAGAACGGCCCGGAGTTCGAGTTCCTTGGCCGCGACGCCCTCGTAGAACGTGATCTTTTCGCGGAGTTTCTCGGCACGCTCACAGAGGCAGCGGAGTTTCTTCTCCTTCTCTTCGTCTTCGGCGACGTCGCCTTCAGCGTCCTCAACGCCAGTGGGCTTGTAGCCCTTCTTCTCGACGCCCTCTTCGTCCTCTTCGGTCATTTCGTCGTTCGTGTGTTCGGCACGATCGTCGGCACTCTCGTCCTGCATAGCGCCCATTTCGGCGAGGACAGCAGCGAGTTCGTCGAGGAGAGACTTGATCTTGGCGGAGGCTTCCATGTTCTGTTCGCTTCCCTGCGTGGTGTGTTGATAACTGCCGCCGTTGCGACAGAACTCAACCTACGCAGAAAGAAGGAACGACCAGAAGAGTCCTAGAAGAAGAAAAGTTGTGTCACACAACTTTTGCTTTTCGCCAAGAACGCTCTGCTGCAACGACAGAGCGAGCCTGAGAGCCGCAAGAAGTGCATCTCAGGTATCGGACTTGATGCGTGCCGCATGACTTGCTCGTACGAGTAGTCATGCGACCGCGATTGCACATTCGGCAACGATCACCAGATTGAGTCAAGAGGCACGGCTCCGACGAGTCCACTCCATGAGGTCAGCGTATCGCTTGCGAACGTCGCCGCCCTTGCGACGCTTGATCTCTTCGCCCATCTTCTTGAAAGCCTCAGAAGTCTTTCCTTCACTGAACGGATACTTCTCTGTCTTGCTCCCATCTGGGTGAAGGCCCTGCACGTAGCCTTCGTCGGTGCCGACTTGCTTCGGAGTCCAAGGAAAATGATCACCCTTGCTCCAAGTCTGAACGCCGCCGCCTTCGTCAGCCATGCCTTCGTCCTTGCCGCCCTTGCTCATCTGCTCCTCGCGGGCTTTGTCGATGAAGTCTTGGGCTTTCTTTGTCTTTTCTGGGCTCTTGTTGTCTTTCTTCGTGTCCCACTCCATGTACTTGCCCCCGCCAGCAGCGGACTTTCCAGAGCCACATGAGTTATCGATGCCTCCGCCGCTTCCGCTTGGGCAGAACGCTCGTCGCTCTGCCAAGAACTCAGACAACTCGTCGTGCGAACGCTTAGCCTTTTTCTTCGTGCTCTTGAGTGCAGACTTGATCGCATTGATCTTCTCCTCTGTGTACTTCGAGTGCGCAGCACTATCGATCGCACCTTTCACAGCACCGGCGGCGGCACCGACGACGGCACCAGCGGCGGCGCCAGCGAGGCCTGCGCCTAAAGCGCCTCCGACTGCTCCTTGAACTGCACCGTATCCGGCGCTCTTCAGGATCGACGGAGCGCCTTTCTTGTTGACGATGATCTCTGGCTCTTTCTCAGCCTTCTTCGTTTTCTTCCCAGAAGCAGCCTTCTTCTTGGTCGCGGTAGCAGTTCCGGCGCCACAAGTGTTGTCGATTCCGCCGCCGCTCCCCGTCGCGCAGAACGCTCGGTACTCCTCGTAACTTCGCTTCGCCACGGCAACGGTGGCGTCGCCATAGGCTGGGTATGTTACTGGGCCACAATCGAGCAAAGACTTGATCTTCGTGACGAGTCTCGTCGACACTCCGTTCTCGTAACTCCACTTCTCTCCGCCGTCCGCGCAGATGAAACTGAAACTCGACCCCTTCAAGTCTCCTCGCTCGATTGACTCAGCGATGTCTGCTCGCGACTCAGGGAGAAGGCACTCGTACTTCAGCCCCTTTTCGTCGACCGTCAGTCTCATCGTCGTCGGAAATCGACCGAGAAGATGATTCGGGTCGTGGTTGTACAGGCAGCGGGTCTCAAGTGGACGACCTTCGTAGTCCTGACGCTCCTCGACGATGTCGAACGCCCGAGGGTCAATCCGCTCCACAAAGTCCCCCAAGAGCAACGAATCAGTCCCGAAGCGGGCCGCATACCCGACAACGTACGTCTTTCTCTGGCCGGTCGAAGGGTCAGCGCGACGCTCAACTCGAAGAAGTTCCGGGTCGCTCTTCTGCTCTGATGCAAAGTTCCCTACGAATCGTCGCTCGATCCCAGATGATGTCGGAGAGAATCGGGCCTCTGCGTCTTCCGAGAAATAGTCTTCGATCACCTGTCTCATCTCCTGCTCGTTGTCGAGGCCTTCGGTCTCTTTGAGGCAGTCTTCTTTTGGCGTGTCGACATACACATAGTCGACGTTGATGTCAGAAAGCCTTCCTCGCATCTCATCGCTAATCCGAGTTGCGATGATCCATGTCTTTCCGTTGGACTTTTTCCTAACCGCTCTGTCGATTATGAGGGTTCTGATGTCCGTACAATAAGAGATGAGGTTGCCATTTTTTCCGCCGCCAGATATCGCGTCCATGACCTTATTGAAGTCAAACACAACGTCGCCGTCGCTCTTCTTCGCGGAGACATACTCGGACTTCTTGATCGACGGAGGTCCGTGAACAACGACTACGCTCGGCTTGAGTCCAAAGGACGATCCCTTCGGGCGAAGGCTCCTGCCTTCTTTCTCGTCAGCAGCATTCATCTGAGCCACCACCTTCTTGGCCCATGAGTAGCCAGCGTCGTGGCCCCACAGTTTGCTGGCGATGACCCCGTTCGACGGCCACTCCTTGTCGCTGCGATCGAATCCTTTTCCGGACTTGTCGGACTGATGTCGGTCGAAGAATGCCTTCATGCGACGCACGGTCGAAGGCGACATAGTCTTGCCGTTCGACAAGTCTCTCGCTCTCGCGATTCCTACCGCCGTGCCTCCACGGCCATGCTCTCGCCGAAGTTTGAGCCCGTGCTCGGCTTCCTTCCTCGCGCCTTCGGGTGGCGTGAAGTCTATGTGGGAATACTTCTCAGGAATCGCCATCTTCTTTTTCCTTCGGCTCCTCAACTGCCACTGGCTTCTTTGCATCCATGAGTTCGTTCCATCCCGGAGGCGAGGGAGGGATGTCAGGAGGAAGTGACTGCCTGACCCTTGCCACGAACTGCTCAAGAGTCTCTCCCTCTACTACGTTGATGATCATTGCTTTTTCCCTTTCTTTCCGGCAGGAAGTTTGTCCTTCGGAAAACCCAATATAACCATTACCTCGTCGATGTCCGAATCTCTCTTTGCAACCCCGAGAGCAAGAGCGGTGTAGTATTCCGCCACAGTTTCCAGCGGATTGGTCATCGCGTATCCAGATATCGCCATCAACTTTTCGCCAACTTCTGGGTTGGCGCCAATGTGGTGCATAACCGCTACGCACTTAATCTTTAAGGACGACGCCAGACTCAGCATCTCGCCTTTTTCGAGTTTCTTGCCGTGAGGCAATCCCAACTCTGTTCGCACCGCGCGGTAGTGGAGCAAGTGGGCGTTTTCATGCGCGATCGAGTGTCCGAGTTGCGACGTTGAGTAGAAAGGAACTCCGCCAGAGACGCTCTCCCACTCTCCAGTCTCTTCGTTTTTCACGGACGCTGCCGCTGCGAGGACTGAGTTGATGTATCCAATCCCAGCGTCAGCGTTGACGATGATGATGTCGTCTGTACCAGAGTACATAGCGGCAGCGTGCTGCGCTGCCTTTGCTGCCTCTGCTACTCCGAGCCCATCATCAATCATGCGATCGAAGATGTCAGTTCCTCGCATAACATGAACAGGCGAGTCGAGTATGTCTGGATACTCCTTAACTCCAGCAGCCATCTGAGACACGAAGCACGCCGACTTAAGTGCGGCGTCTTTGATGGCGAGGCTCCTTGGGGCCTTTTGCTCATTTGCAGTTCGTATTAAATCTCCGTAGATGCCCTCAACGGCATCTGCGATCTCGCGAGAAAGAGAGCCAGAAACGCTCTTCCCTTTTGGTGCAGCAGACGCAACAGTTTTTGACGAGAAGTCTCCAGCGTCGACTGAATCAACTGGCATACTCTGCGTGAGTGCGCCAACTAACTCGAACCGCCTCTTGGACTTCAAGAGTTTCATCGAGCCTTCGACGCTGCGACTGGCCTTGCCATCGTCGCTAATCATCTTCTCTAAGTCCTGAGGCGT